GCTTGGATGTGAATGTTACCTTTAACCCCGCCTTGGGCTCATCGTTATTCCAATCCACAACTATTGCTACATCCTTAATCTTCAGCAATATCCACTCATTATCATAACAAGTATATGCATCTGGTATTAACCGTTCACGCCTAACATACTTAATGTCATTCTCAAACAACACCGTGAACTCGCTCATATCACTTTTTGCCTCAAGTAAACGCCCTTCCAAATCTACCATTTTCATGCCAACCACCTCACCTGTATATAATTATCTTGCTCTGTTTCGCCAATCTCATCACAGGCCTCTACAGATAAGATCGGCTTCGTTCCATGAAGCATGTACAGTTCTGGGCTGTCGTTTTTGCAAAGGCAAATAACATTCCAAGTTAGATCATCACCACGCCATTGTGGATCCACTATAAGCCTGATAATCCGTACTGGGAAGTTCATGTCATAAAGAAGTAGCTCACCAGATCGTGAAATGTAATGGCCTTCAATTCTGGGAATGTCTTCTCTGCCAATGCCTACATAAGCTAGCTGCTGATCCATGCTCACCACACATGCCGTTGTTTTTAACTCCACCTTCATTACCGTCCCCTCCTTCTGTCTGATCATAATTTTATTATACACTATATGTTCACTTTGTCAATACCCTTACGCATGTTCATCATGTACTCGAACCTATCAAAGTGTATTTCATCTTCTGTGTACTCATCAAGCCACCTACTTTTACGTAGCCATGTTGCTGGGTAAGGAATGAATCTGCCTTCTTGCTCCTTCCACTCCTTGGAGTTAACAGCCTTCTTCAGTCCAGACATTATTGCCTCGAACAACTCATCATCAGGATTAAGAGTACTCCAAACCTGCATTGCATCGAACTTATTTCGCTTTCTCGGATATAGCTTCCAGAACTCTTCAAACCTATCCCTCTGTACGGCATCCAGCTTCGGGCCTGATACCTTATCTTCCTTACGTTTACTAGGTGGCCTGTTTAGTATCTCTAGTATGTCTTCGTTTTCGTTGTTTTCAATTTCGTTTTGCAAAGTATATATATCTTTACTGTTAGTAATCATTGTAGTATTCTCTGTTATAGATTTTCGACTTTGTCCAATTTCGTTTTTCGATAAAATCGAAAAACCATTTTCGACATTATCCAAAATCGTTTTTGAACCCTCTTCTACGTAGCCGTTATCAAACTGTTTTCCAATAGTATTCAAGTAAGCATCAGTTAGTTCCAAAAACTTATCAGGTACGATTCTTACATGTATCATAGGATTACCGTTAAACTTAAAAATCTTTTTCTCTACTATACCGATATCACATAATACCTTAATTGCCCTGTCAAACTGGTACGCCGTTATTCTACACTCTTCCCACCAATCATCGCGCCCTTTTGCAAGCCAAAGTTCTCCGTCTTTCACTACCCGCAGCTTTGTAGCTCCATTATCCTTGCTGGGAAGGTACCAATACACTATTTGGCTCAGTAGTATACCAGCAAGCAAATCGCCATTAGCAATATCAATATACATCTTTTTGGTGTAAAAGCCATCATTCTCGGCTTGTTCTCTGGCGAGAAANTTAACTAACCGTTCATCTATTACTGCCATTATTTACACCTTCCTCCTTCGCACTTTACCTCATTAAACCTGAACTGCAAGAATGAAATTAGTTGCTCTTTACTTATTTCTTTTCTATCTAAAAATATCCTACCATCATCTGGTGTCGTGTTTTCAAATTGTATTAGGTGGAAGCCTCTATATTTACTATCTCTAATTGCCTTATTTACTACTCTAAAAACTTGCATTTGAGCATAAGAAGGTTCGGCCATATACCGCTTTTCTTCTATTAGCATCCACTCTCCAGTTTTGTAGTTCTGCCAAACATAGTCTATATTGGTAGCAACATAACCAAGCGAACTGTCTATTTCTGGCTGTTCTCTCAGCCATAAACCGAACTCGGTTGAGTGGCTATCATTCCTCTTGCGTGTCATAGTCACTGAGCCTCCTCTTGCAACTTCTGCTGTTTGTGGATCGAGTTCTATACGACAAATCTGCAACCGTGTTTTAGTGCTGCTATTCCAGTTGTTCCAGTGCCACAAAACGGGTCTAAAATACTTTGGCCCGGTAGGCAAAACTGCTTTATGATAGCTTCCATTCCAGAGATTGACTGCTGCCACTCATGGAGTTCCTTCTCACTCCTATCACTTGAAAACACGTCTCCAAATATTTTGCCTTTATAATCTTTGTTACCGAAGATTATAATTGGCTTCCAACTGCAGTTTACTTGTCTGTTTCGTAAAGGCGTAGGTTGGCCTGGTGTCAAATATGCCGCCATCCAGTAGTAATCAATGTGTTTAGTCATTAATGCCAATACCTCGTCCAAATATGATTGGCCACACATCACGAGCATCAATCCAGTAGGTTTTAGCCATTCACTTGCACGAATGCTTAATGTTTCATACAATGGTAGATATTCTTTAGGATACGGTGGATCGGTAATAATAAAATCAAACTGCTCGTTAAGCTTTATTGTTTCCATACTGTCATTGTAGATACGCCACTTAGTGCCATCCTTGCGCACAACGTTTAAATAGGTGTTGTAGATCTGTTCCTTCTTAATCTGCTGTACAGCCTCGCTTACACTTTTAGCCTCTCCTGCTGCTATCCGTTTGGCTGCCTCTTTCTGCTCTTCTTCATCTAATCTTGCTAACCTGAGTAATTCCGTTTTGTTATCAGCCAAATCTGTGTTACGGATAGCTTCTTTAACCTCATCAGCTAAATCTTCAGCAATCTGAACTTCATGCTGTACAGTGCGAGGTGATACACCAATCTTGGATGCGGTATCTTCCGTGAAAGAATTCGGTGCATTCTCCCGTGACGAAACGATTTCGCTACGGTATTGTTTTAGTTCTTTTAACCTTTTTATTTCTGCTCTGCTTTCTGGATATTTAGCTTCATATATCTCTTTTCTGCGCTTGAGCTGTTCTGCTCGTTCCAGCACGGTAAGTTCATTGCGCATGAGGTTTTCATCAATCTGTGCAAGCTCGGCATCTAACTCATCTAAGGAGACAACAGTAGCTTCTATTTCTGTTTTGCCGAGTAATTTATAGGCTTCAATACGGTGCAAACCTGCAACAAGGTGCTTATCTTCGGTTATAGTTATAGGATTAAGTAGGCCAATCTCTTGAATACTTGCAGCTAATTCTTTTACTCGTTCTGGATTTACACTGCGTCTGTTTTCTCCGATAATGATTTCATTGATCTTTACCAGCATTTTATTCCTCCTTTGTCTTTTTTGCTAATTGTATTNTNGCACATGAATGTGGTATAATAACTTTAGGGAGCGAACCAGTGTCACCTCCTTTGTCTAGTGTTCACTGCCACCGTGCTCCCTCCTTCTGTCCGATATACAATCCCTCCCGCTGGGGGTAGGACAACACCTACCCCCAGCACCTTTTAGTAAATGTATAAGCCCCATGTCTCCCAAGCCGCATTTACAACATCACTTACGGACAACTCACCCGCACGCACTTGCCACGCCTTAAACTGGCCTATCTCAATGTCAACAAGCATCTTGGCCTCGCTACGCTCCCCGTCTATCTCTTCAAATACGCCGAACAACTCAACGCTAATAATATCGTCATGGTCGCTCATGTCTCCTACATCTATCTGCACTGTCTCTGCGAAAAAGTCTCCATCCTCGCCCAAGTCTGCATGATTCCACCCAGCCAACTGCTCTCGCTCTGTTACATTCACCGTATACACTTCCTGCCTCATTGCAATCACCTCCATACTGGAAGGTGGGCTAATGCCCACCCTCCAGCCTTCTGATTACCCTATCCACCGCATCAGTGAACTCGGTATAAACCTTCATGTAAAGTATTGTGTCCAACTCTCGGCATACAAAGTGCCTTATGGCTTTTCCCGTTGTTTCTAGACCCATGTTAGCGAATGTCCAATCGTAATATATCAAGTCCTCAATCTCGTTCAACTTTTGACGCTGGCTCATGAACTCTTCTCTTACCGCTCCTTCTAGATCTCTTGCAATTCTCATAGCTTCATGGTAGTACACATATTCCTTGCCATTTTCTTTCTCGCGCTCTAAACAGAACATCTCAAGCTCGTCTACCAAATCGTCCAGCGCACCTTCAAGGGCTTTGAAAGCTGTCTCGCTTAACACATCCATTAACTGCATACCAAGGATGAACCCTACAAATGAACCTTCAGCATAGTGGTCAATACTGGATGTTAACCACCCTTCAGCCCTCGCAAATCCACGGCTGATACCCTTACCCATCTCAATGGCTACTAACTCCTTTAAGTTCTCTCTTCCTGTCCTCATTTTCGTTCCCTCCTTCTTTCTTCTTCTATATACTATATTACCATATGAGATATAATGTCAACACGTTGTGTATTAAATAAGTGTTAACAAAAACAGACACTTTTGAACTGTCTAAAATACAGTGGGATTTGGTAGTTCCTATATTTGCACTATTTTACCCCTTGAGACACTTTACTGACACTTTGAAAATGAAATAAAAATGGGAGCAAGCTTTGGTAAAACCTACACTTGCTCCCACTCGGGACTTTGCTAACTGTTATTGCTCTTCTACTTGTTCAATGGTATCTGATAGTTGCTCTTCTTGTTCCAACACCGCACTTTGTACAGCATTGCAAATCGCCTCATAATCTCCTCGCCTAATGTCCTGCAACTTCTCGTATCCGTACTCTTCAATTATGTCATTTATCAGCTTCGTATCTCCGTGGGCTATGGCGTATAACCTCTTTACTTGCTTCACTGTTATAGGCGGATCTGAAATGAACTCATTATCGCTTGCATATTCTACTTCCTGCGTCTCTTCTTGTACCTCTTCCTCGGCATCATGTATTGTAAACTCCACTTGTACATTTTGCAACTGCTCCTCATCGACCTGCATCTCTTCGCTGATATAAAGCTGTCTCAAATCGGGAACAACTTCTCGGGCATTCTGCACGAGTGCTACTTTTCTGATTTGGGTTGCCGCCTTCTTCCACCCAGCCTGCGGCTCTTTATTCGCTCCAAGCTTTATGTATTCATGCAAGCTTACAGATTGTTCGACTGGCTCCTCCCAGCCTTTGCGCCAAATCCTGCTCCAACCTCCCAGCAACTGCTCCTCGCCCGGCACATAGAATGTCCCATTGCGGTACTGTATCTCGTCTGAACCTTTCTTACGAACGATGATACCTGCTTGGTAACCTTCAACTAACGGACTGTTAGACAACCGACGCATAAACACATCTTTGCCGACAATTATTTGCGCCTTCTCATTCCCAAACTTCACCAAATAGGCCTCCTTAAGGAACGGCTTGAGCTTTTGGTACTGGCATAATTTTAAGTACATCATAACTTCTTGGTCAGTAACCTTGCTCGGGTCCCCCGACACCAAATAACGCTTGATAATGTCTGCACTTAAAGAAACTTCCTCGCCACTCTCAGACTTGTACTTTACGATACTGTCCATCGTTATCCCTCCTCTTTATTCTTCAGCCGCAGGCTTGACATACAATACCTGCGACCTTGATACCTTCATCAATCCCTGTAACACTTCAGCTGGAACTACCTCCCGCACCTTCTTGGTATCTATTGTCTCACTTATGCGCTCCTTGGTATATACCACATACTCGCCAGCTATCACAGGGTCGCTTCCTCCTCGCTCCATGATTTGCTCCTTTATGCCTTCTCTTATCTCTTGCATTTCAGATATTTCTTCGCCAAGCTCAACGTACTGTTCAACCAACGCTGATAATTCCATATCCACTTTTGCTATTTTAGGCTGTCTGGAGTTTTTATAATACTCTGGGAAGCACTTTTCTGTATACGGACAATATGGCTGTCTGCACTGCCAATTATCCTCGGGATTATACGGTGGCTCAATCTCAACGCCTTGTTCAATCTTAATTGTCAACTCCTCCAACCGCTTTAGCTCGGCTTCTACAAACTCGGCATCGTAACCGACTTCTTCCATATGGTGATCCCAGAACCTCGTCTTTGGAGTATCCTTATTCCGTGCTATCAAATACCCTTTTTCCAGCCCCAACGCATGCAAGTACAACTGCACCTGCGTGAAATACTGCGGATGTGCTTCCTTCAACCCCTTTTCTCGTATCTCTGTAAATGCCCTCTTTGCTAAAGCCTTTGCTTCAAGCAATACTGTTACACCTTCATTATTGGTAGCTAATCCATCAATATGCCCCACAAGTAGTTCTTTATCGTGGTAAAAAATAGTAACTTCCTTCTGCTGGCTATGTAACACATACGGCCCATTTGGTAAGTTCTCACATGCCCACTCCAATATGGACTGCTCATGCATGTTACCTTCAGCAAAAGCACGTTCTGAACCTTCCCACAACGGAAGCCCTTCTATACCCCAAGCCTCAAGTTCTATCCTTCTCGGACATGCTCCTGCACTACTCACTCGTAACGCCATGGCTACCACGTAAACCCTTCCTGCTCCAGCATACGCATTACTTCAAACACTTTACTGTACTCGCCTTGGAGCTCTGCCTCGCATGAGTCTCCGTCAATGTAAATGAACGTAAACCCCAAATCATCCAACAACTTTACGTACGCCCCAATATCGGGACAGCACATCACGTGCACTGTCAAGGTGCTTGTCTCTTCATCATTCACAAAGTCAACGAACCTCGCCAATGTTTTCATGTTCTCCCTCCTTCTTCTCATCCTCAATTACGAGAATGTCCAACGGACTGATGTCTAAAATCTCACAAATTTGATTAATCCTCGCTAACGATGGAACTACCTTGCCGCTTTCAATGTAGTAATATCCATCGCCAGCATACCCCATCAACTGCGACATCTTGTGCTTTGTCAATCCACGATAAGCCCTCCACATCCTCAACTTCGCCACGTCTAACACAATCTTTGCCATACCTACTCCCTCCTTTCATGTTATCTCTTTATATATTATACCATTTTTCGCTATATGTCAATACCTGCACAATACCACAAATAAAAACGCCCTCCGAGTAGGAGGGAGGGGAGCACCTCGGAGGGCAACGCCTATATTAAAGTAATAGGCGGCTAATTCGCTAACTCATCCCAGGCTTCGCCGAGTTCCGTCTTTAACTCCTTTAAGGCGGCTTCAATAAGTCCCTTAATCTCTTCTTCGGACAATTGTATACCTATCTTGTCTGCCGCATCGGACAACCACTCTGCCGCCTTGTCATACTTCTCTGCTCCGCCCAAATCCTTGTATGCCTGCTGGACAAACAACACGGCAACTCGTGCCAGTTCTCGCTTTGTAGCAAGCTCTCGCACTAATACTTCCATCTTCTCTGTCCCTATCCTCTTCTGTAGCCACGCTATCGCATAGCCGACAAGTATCGGGATTAAAAGTGCCAATAAATCGTAAAGTAACTGCAACAACACATCATGCATCTTACTTACCTCCTTTCAGTTTTTCGTATAGCCTTGCTATCATCGTTGCTACTTCTGCCTTTGTAGCTGGCTTGTCTGGATAGAAATATCCTTTTTCATCTCCCTGCACAATTCCCAAATCGTACAACTCTTTTATATACTTATACGCCCAATGTGTCTGCGGTACATCTTTCATGGCCGATTCCTCCTTCACCTTAGGCATTCCAAAGAAGAGCAATATGCCGTTAGCTACCCCTACAGCACACTTCCTTTGGAACGCCTTATTTCGTAATAATACCTCTTCCTCGGGATTGCTAATAAACGCNAACTNCACCAACACGGCTGGCATTTTTGTATAACGTGTTACGTAATAATTGCCTTGTTTAACTNCTCTGTCCTTTAGACCTATTTGTTTCACCAACTCCGTCTGGATAAACTGTGCTAAAGTCTTGCTTTTAGCGTCTTTCGGGTAGTACCACGTCTCCGTCCCATGAGCCGACGAGTCATTTGATGCATTACAATGTATTGAAATGAAAACATCGGCCTTGGAGTTATTCGCTACATCACACCTTGCTTGTAGCTCATTTGGTTGCTTGGCTGTTCTCACATCTTTATCGCTCTCCCTTGTCATTACCACATCCACACCCGCATTTTTAAGTACATCTCTGAGCTGTAAAGCAACCTGGAGCGTAATATCCTTTTCTTTCGTCCCGAAATACCCTACTGCCCCTGGCTGGCTTCCACCATGGCCAGGGTCAATACATACTTTCATCATCGTCACCCCCTCCCTTCCTAGTTTCCTCCCTCTTAATACCGGCTAGAGCCCACAGCTCACCTGTGGTAAATGCGAACCAGCTTGCGATTAACGTTGCTGGCTCTGACCCTGTGTGCCAATATAAAAACAATACCGCCACCACAAACAAGGCATTTAACGTGATAATCCAACGGACAACCTTCTTTGAAAATTTATTTTCTGTCATCTGGACGCCTCCTTACGTGCCGTGCCGCATCCAATATTTCGTCAAGCTTTACTTGCTGCTTTGCTATCTCAACTTGAAGCTCACGTATTACATCCATCAGTTCACGCATCACAGCGGTATTATTCTCAATAACCTGCACCAACTCGTTCGGTATCCCTACGTTCTTATCATTCTTTGGCTGAACCAACACTTTTACCAGCACGTAACCAAGCATCGCTACAGCAAAAATTGCCAATCCATATTCAGCTATGTCGGCTCCTGGCATTCAATCATCCCCTATTCTGGATATACTTCTCCTGTTATTTCCTCGTACTGCTCTGGCGTAATTTTGCCTTTCTGCACAAATACTGCCACATCGTCTTTGGTGTAAATACCTCTATCAAAGTAATACTTTGCTACTCCAAACCAATCCATCATAGCACCCCCGCATTTAAGAGCTCAAGCAACAGTTCCGCATTCTGTTGTTCCAATATCTGAANCCTTTCTTCAGGGTCAAGTGGCTTATCTTCATACTCGTACCATACTTCTTTGGTAATGGGATTAACAAACAACCCCGCTATCTGCTTGCCTTCTGGTATCTGCGGCTCGGGAACATCATCCACCAATACGCCCATCTGCTCGAGTTCCTCTGCACTTTTACCAAACCCTTGCACAGGGTCAAACGGCATGTTATGTATCAAACCAACCCTGTATTTGTTTTCTTCTACCTTCTTTAAATCGCCTAAAAATTTCATCATATCACCCACCTCACGAAAGGATAATATACCCCTGCGCTAACTTACGTATCGCTTTACTGCCAATGGCAACATAGTGTGCACAATACACATTACCCAAACTATCTACTGCTACCGCTCGCCCATTTGCAACATCTGTTTTACTCCATACTTCATTACCACTACTATCAAGCTTGCGTATTGCTTTACTGCCACTGCCAACACCGTATGCACAATACACATTACCTGAACTATCTACTGCTACCCCATAGCCATNTGCAACATCTGTTTTACTCCATANTTCATTNCCNNTACTNTCAAGNTTNCNTATTGCNTTACCACTGCTAACACNGTGTGCACAATACACATTACCNNAACTATCTACTGCTACCGCTTGNCCATNTGNAACATCTGTTTTACTCCATACTTCATTACCNCTACTGTCAAGCTTGCGTATTGCTTTACTGCCACTGCCAACATTATGTGCACAATACACATTACCCAAACTATCTACTGCTACCGCTTGTCCATATGCAACATCTGTTTTACTCCATACNTCATTACCACTACTATCAAGCTTCCGTATTGCTTTACTGCCACTACTAACAAAATGTGCACAATACACATTACCTGAACTATCTACTGCTACCGCTTGTCCACTTGCAACATCTGTTTTACTCCATACTTCATTACCACTACTATCAAGCTTGCGTATTGCTTTACTGCCACTGCCAACATTGTGTGCACAATACACATTACCTGCAACATCTACTGCTATGCCACGCCCATATGCAACATCTGTTTTACTCCATACCTCATTNCCNCTACTNTCAAGCTTNCGTATCGNTTTACTGCCACTGCCAACATTGTGTGCACAATACACATTACCTGAACTATCTACTGCTACCCCATAGCCATTTGCAACATCTGTTTTACTCCATACTTCGTCGAGTATTAAAGCGCTCAAACTTACTACGCTTATATAACCTCCTACATCATACTTCCCACCACGCCTACTGATTATCGCTTCTCCCATTATCTCACCACCTTTATTTGTATTGGTAAATCAATCGTGGGCTTTGTCTTTGCGTAAAATGTTATAGAATTAGCTCCTGTAACAGCACGATAAACATAATTCCATTGGGAACTTCTCTCAATATCAGTGCCATACGTTCCACTCATTACCACATCTATGATAGGAGTATCCGTACTCAATATCCCACTTACCGAAACACTCTGAGAAAATGGAGCTTCGCTTCCACTCCAATTTGCTGCCTGAATGGTAGCTGTATAAACAACATTAACCGCCGCACCTATATCAGCTGGTGTTATTACATCCGTCCCCCCAGTCTTATGGGTACTCGCATGTTTAGAAGGAGTAAACGAGCTGGGCTTACTTTGAATATCACTCCAAGTGGGTAGCTGGTCGCTTCGGCTTGTCTTCGCAATGTAATAGCCTTCACCAACACCATGCACCTGCCTTGCACTTGCATGCGAACTTAAACTTGAACTCAAACTATCAATCTGGCTCTGCAATTGCATTGCTGTATTCTCATCTAAAATGCTCTGAATAGTTGCAAACCAAGTGTTAAAATCCTGTTCAAATTGTTGTTTCATTACTTCAATGTCTGCTTCTGCATCTGTTGTTGTTTGTTGATACCAAGAGAGATATTGATTGAATAGCGTTGTCGTATCGACTTGGTCTACTACAGCGTGTACTATGCCACAAAGCTCCGTAGATAGCCTCGTGTCTGTAATATCAGCCTGCGTTATGCTAGTAGCTCCTGCTGCAACGTATACTTGTGCTAAGCATAGCTCATATATGCTAGCATCTCTCTGAAGCGTTGGTGGTGTAGGGCTACTCGAAAATGCGCCTTTCTTAACCGCTACTTTAATGTTTCTATCAGCTAAGCTGTATCTAAGTACCACTGCATCAATTCTACTGAGCACTGCATCGGGTAAATCTAGCGTTATATATAGGTCGTCATCATTAACGTAAAAATATCCGTTTATCCAAGCCTTACCTGGTGACACCCTTAACTGAAATCCGTCATAGGCGAATACTTGCAGGTTGTTGCTCGGGTTAGGAAATACTCCATTAGCTATAAAGCTAGCGAAGTATTCTGCAAAGCTTTGTGCGTTATATACTCTGTCGTTATTAACAGAGTTAAAAAATGCGCTTCTTTCCATTTACCGTCCCCCCTTTCTAATTTTATCTATCAGCGTCGGTAACTTATTGCCAAATGTGGCGTATACGTCCATGCCTGTCTGTTCGTATACCTCCTCCATTTCTGTTATTCTTGTGTCAATTGTAACTCCCCATTGGTCGTTCTTTATCGTTACCAAGTCACCCAGATCGAAATCTTGCCTATAAACTAAGTTGCCACTCACTACGTTTATGTTAGCATCATACGTCCTATTTAGTGGATACTGTGCTAACTTCGTAAGCCCTCTATTTACTAGCAGCTCTATGTATTCTGGTTCGGGTATGGGGTTGCCCATTTCGTCTATGGGCTGTAGGTCTCTAGCATCTATGTATAATTCCAATCTGTCTAATCCGCTACCGGTTCCAACAGTGGCTATTATTCTTTCCGCTCCTTCTCNTGCACCTGCTACTATCGCTACGTTTCTGTAATCTCTCATACTGTCTATGTACGTCTGCTCTAGCACGTTTTCGTAATCTGTAGAAAATACAGCCCTAGAGTTTACTGACTGCCCAGCCGTTCTATCTACTCCCTTGTACACATCAAAAATAAGCTGCTTGCTGTCGTAATCTAAAAGTACCCTATAGCCTAAGCCAGCTAACTGACCAAGTCTTTGAAGTTCGTCACATACATTAGCGTAAGAAACTTGGTACGTTATCCGCTCAGGATATCCTTTCAGTTCACCCAGTACAAGGGAAGGAATATCCCTTGCACTGTCTGCGGGGCTTACAGCGTGGTTATTTACTATTCTTCTCATAGCGTTTTCTACTGTGTCGTTAATATATTCCGTGCCTAAAATTATTCTTCGTCTTAATAGACCGGTAGCCAATGAGCCTACTATCATCATGGACTGACTTCCATCTTTTTCTTGCCTAAATTCTATGTGCTCTATTACTCCAACTTCGTCCTGTCCGTGCAGCCATACAAAATTGCCAGTCTTAAATGCGTCTAGATTTTCTTGGCTTAAAATCGTTACCACTTGAAACTCACCCGGTTCAAAGTACTTCCTGTGCCAAATTATGCTTGATGCTTCGTCTGTTATATAGATCAGGTTCAGTCCGCTGTCCAGTACGTAAATCTCCATACCTATACTCCCAAGAACTGCGGGCTGTAGAAAATGTTCACTTCTAGGCTTTCTTCTCCAGCGTCTGCTCCGTACCTAAGAATATTGTCCCCGATATCTAACTGAAGAAATACCGAAGCTGGATCTACAAACTGGAAGATGTTGTTAACTACTCCATTCATCTCGCTAGTTACTTTCTTATTTCCAAAGTGCGTTGTTACCGTTATTATCTCTCCTGCCTGCATCGTCTTATTTATCTTTATCATGTCTTGGCTGTTCAGGTTTACTATGTACGGGTTAACTACACTGCCAAGTGCTTTGAACTCTATACGTATTCCGCAGGGTACGTCACCGTTATTAACTACGTTTGCTATAATGCTTTCTTCCTTGTAGCCCATTATAATTCCAGTCTCAGGTATGTTTAACGGAAACTGGAATGCACCCACCCATAGAGCCATGTTAACTATGTTTTCTGTTAGCTCCTGCCAAAATGGCGTAGGGCAGTAAAAGGTTATTAGCACTCTTTGAAACCTGTCGCTCTGGTTACTACTACCACCGGGTAAAATAGGGGCTCCATCTATAATTGCTGGTATTTTCAGCTGTCTTAATCCATCGTCAAATATCAGCTCTCCTAGTCCAAGCTTAGGGTTAAATACTTCTATCAGTCTACGCCTTAGCTCTGCCAGTTCATTGTAGGTGTTAGCTATTATCACTGCTTCTAGGCTAATTGCCCGTTCGTTTAAGGTGTTGTCAATATACGTCACTCCGTCTTGCTTTAATCCCTTGTAAGTCTGCACTGTAATGTCTGGCACGTCCAGCCCTTCTATGGTCGTTAAAATAAATGGCTTTCTGTTACTGAAGGTTACGCTTTTATTGTTTGCGTTTCTAAATGTCAAAGTAGTCATTACGCCCACTCCAATGCTAGCTGTCTAAGCAGCTGCTCTTGCTTACGTTTTATCTGTGCAGGCGATAGCTCCACCGGGCTGTAAATGTTAGTTTGCAGCGATAGGTTAGGCTTAATGTTTTCACTTATCGCTCTAGCTAATTCATCGTAATCTATAAAGCTAGAAGCNCGGTCTAAAGGCACTACTGCTTCTGGTCCAGCTTCACCTACACCAATTATCTGCGGCGATGTAAATATGCCTCCCTGAGCGTACCACTCCACCTTAATATCAGGTACGGGGAATGTTATACCTGCAAGTGTGACATCCTTGGTACCAAACTTAAAGTGAGGAAGCGGAATGTGTAAGTTTTTGAAGGGGGCCACGATAGCGCTAGCAATATTTGAAAAAATACTTTTAGCTGAATTAAGCAATCCGTTCCAAACTGAGTTCATGCTAGAAGATATACCCGACCATAAGCTTGATAGGGTATTCTTAAGCGGTTCCATGTTGCCAACTATAGCATTTTTGATCAATCCCCATGTATTCGATGCTGTGTTTCTTATATTACCCCAAGTGTTGCTAAGCAAGGTACTCGCAGCACTCCACACGTTTGACAGCGTATTTGCCACTGTGTTTGTCTGCGCTGTAACTACGTCCTTTATCCCAGACCACATGCTCGCNGCTGTGTTTTTAATCCCTGTCCACGTGTCACTCAAAAACGTGCTTATTCCTTGCCATGCTGAGGTTGCTCCAGCTGATATACCCTGCCACAATCTTACAAAGAAGCCAGAAAACTCTCCCCAGTTTTGTTTGCCTTGCAGCATTAACTTGTCCCAAGATGACAATATTTCGCCTGTAGAAAGGTTTACCTCTTTGATACTTTCTCCAGCCATTTCTGATATCTCTCTAACAGTTTCTTCGTGCATCAACGTCGCTGCCTCAACTGTGCTATCACGCTGTAACTTAGCATTGTTAATAAGCTCATCCCTTGTATAGCCCGTTGTAGCTATTGCCTCATCACTCATAGCCATAATCGCTTCTACCGTTTACTGGTATTGCTCGTTTGCGTTCTTTATCGTTTCTTCCTTCTGTGTCAGGCTGTTCTTTATCGCCTCAGCTGCCATCTCCGCTGTTATCTGTCCAGACTCAGCCTTAAGCATTGCTATAACCGCTGCCGCCTTGTCTTTCTGCTCAGAAACAGCCATAATTACTCCGTCCCTCGGCGCTTGTACCGTTTGGACTATTTGCTGCCTCATTTCTTCTGTTACCGCTACGCCGCTGCTTTGAAGCTCTCTGATCTTTTGCTCTACCTGTTTTTTTAGTTCTTCTTGGTTAGCTATGTGGTCATTTTTGCGCTTGGTCTCTATCTCGAGCATTTTGGTATATTGGTCGTTCGTAATCATCCCTGCTGTGTCTCTAAGATAGCCGAGCTTATCAACTGTCTCCTGATATTGCTCGTTTATCGCTTTAACCGCCTGCTCCTTCATCCTTTTGCTTTCAGCAATTATGCCATCTGCCATTTCCTTGCTTATGCTTTTCCCCTGAGCCTGAAGTAGGAAGAGGTTGCTCTCAATTCCCTGCGACATTCTAACGACTTCTGCCGTTGTTTCGTCACTCATCGCTTCAACCTCATCTGCTACAGTAGTTCGTGTAATTCCAAAGAAGTCTGTAATTTTACGCGCTGTAGAGATGATAAAGTCAGCAGTCAATTGAAAAGAAAACTTTATTATTTCCCACGTTTTAAGTACAAAATCTCTAAATCCTTCGCTGTGCTTCCATAAATATATTATAGCCGCCGTTACAGCCGCGATAGCCGCTACAGTTAATCCTATAGGACCAGTTAACAGGGTAAATGCTCCACCTAATACCGGCAGGAAGGAAGTCAGCGTACCTACTACACTGATAATCTGCCCAATTATCAAAAGCAGCG